ACGCCGTTTTGACCCTCGCGGTCAATGTAAATGAGCGCCGCACCATCTGCATCCTCGGCGGTGACATATCCCAACACCTGTGCGATATGAGAGGGCTTCGGCTCGATCAAGTATTGAAACGCCGCTCCGCGAACAGTTTTGAAGTCGGCAATGATGATCTTGTCGCCGTCGCGCAGTTTCACGTCGTACCGTCCAGTCAAGTCTTCAAGGTTCGTCGGCTGCTCGCTATCGACAACCTGTAGGCCTCCCTGCTCTAGCGCCTCAACCATGCGGTCGTGGATTCTCTGCCCCGCATCGAACATCAGCAGCTCGCCCAGATGCAACGGCCTTTCTTTCGCGCCGTGGAGCCGCAGCCACAGCTGACGAGGGCAGCCATCGCACGGTACTCCGAGATCGGATATGTGGAGTTTGTCGGATTCCCATTCGTGCGATTTTAGTTTGGGTATTCCGCTTTCGATTGCCTCGTAAATTTTCATACTTTCACCTTCGCGGCGATCCCTGCCCGCAATTCGTCTTGGTTGTATATGCCATCCAATTTGCGTGTTGTTTCAGGCTCCCAACAAGCATTGTTGTAAGAGATTGTGTCGTCCTCAATCTCGCCGTTCGAGTTCCCGTTGTCATCCGTGACCAGCGCGCCTTTCTCAAGGAGCGATAGCGTCAAATAGCGCCCCTCGTTCCATTTGTCGTTCCACTCAACAATTCGCAGCATAATTGCCTTCATTTCGTCTCGCGCTTCCTGCGGCGCGATGGGTTTGCTTGTGGTCATGTTTCGCCCTCCCCGCTCACGATCTCGACAGGGTACCCAAGCGCGGCCTCAATCTCTGCTACGGTCATTTTCTTCGGTTCTTCGCGTTTCCATATGAGAACGAGGTTTGCCGCGTCGAGAGGGTATTGTGAAATCAGGGGCTTAAAAACCTCTACAATATCTAGGGCATTGGTGTCATTATTTAACAGTTCGAAGCTATAATTACTTATCTTGTCCCATTTATTAATAGATGTAAAAATCAACCTATTTTCTCCGTATTCGTATGTAACAAAATATAGGTTTGCGTTTCGGGTCTTCGCCCACATACCGGGCTTCAAATCGTCCTTCGTAAAACTGGACATATTTTCTCCTTTCCGGCGCTCGCCGTGTTGACGAGCGCCATTTGTCGTGGTAAAATTGTATAAAGTGTTTTTTCAAGGCTTGGGTCGCGTTGCATCGCGGCCTTTGCGCTTTTTGGCCGTCCATTCGAGGATCGCCAGCATGAGCGGGACGCACACAATGGCGATCAGGATTACGATCGGATCAGCGCCGTACATCGGGGGCCTCCGGGAGCGGCATCCAGTGAGTAGGGGTGCCTATTTGCTCCGTTCCTTCATTGGTCCACCAATTGTCATCGGAGCCGATATATGCGACACACTTATTCCCGATTTGCCGAATGACGAGAACGTCAACATTGGGTTCGGGCAGCTTCCCTACGGACCGCCATATGCCCCGCGCTTCCTCCAGCTCCCCCTCCAAACGCTCGTTCTCGTCAATCAGGCGTTCGATGTGCTCCAGCGCTTGATCGTTAAACTCCATGATCTCAGGCATGGCCAGCCTCGCCTGTTCGCGCAGACGGCGCAGTTCATCCAGCGGGTTCCTCGGCTTGTATTTCGCAGCGCGTTCTGCGACCTGTTTTTGTAAACGGATGTTAACTTCCGACAATTTCAGCCCGGCAACGTCCCTGCACTCCTGCTCGTAGGTTTCGAGTAGTTTTGCATCTGGATCATTCGTTGACATCTTGATCCTCCTTTGCCTTTATGATGCGCCTTGCTTCTTCCGCGATCACCATCGCGTCTTTTAGGGCCTCTTGCAATTTCTCGTTCTCCGCGCGGAGATGATTATAAGCCTCGATGCTGATGTATGTTCCATTGCCGGTAGTGCATCTTTTAAGCTCCCTTGTCAGCCGCTCAACCTCGGCCAACAGTTCTTTGACGCAGGAGAGCAGGGCGGCGATGTGTCCTGCGGAGCGAGCGTTGAACCTTTGTTTTCTCACCGCCGTTATTTGGATATCAGGAGATGATTTACAAATAAACTCCAAATCCTCTTTAGCCACCTCGCACTGTGCCTCGATCTCGGCAAGGCGCTCTTTGGTCAGTTCATTCATCGGCGGCCTCCTTTCTGCGGTTCCAGGCCTCGGCGGCTTCCGCGTTGTCGCGGAAGTACCCCATTGCCGCCCTGCAGTTAGAGCATGCCACCACGGGGCAACTCGTTGGCCCACTGTCCCTGTATGGTTTATCGCATACAATTCTTGCCTCACTCCCGCAAAACGGACATGGCATCAGTTTATTCATTGTCGGTCCCCCTAAAATGTGGCAATCGACCAGTTCGGCCGCCAAGTCTCTCCTGCCAGTTCTCCTAAGATACTCGATGATTTTATCTAGCAGGTCCTCATTGACCCTTAAAGTAATTTTCATTTGTACCCCTCCAAATACTTTGCGATGATCCGCGATACAAACTCCTGCATGGTCTCACATCCGCTTCGCGTTAAAGCCAGTTGCAACCGTGCGTATTCGTGTCGTGATAGCCTACACTGTACCCTGTATGGCTTACTGCGTTTGTCCGCTCTCCGTGGCGCTGGTGCCGTCGCGCCGTATGCGTCGAGGATCAGCTTTTCCGCACCATCGAGTAACCGAATGCCGTATTTTTCGGGATTCCCAACCTTGCTGTGTTCGCTTTTGCCATATCCTCTGTATTGCGCATGCACAACCGCGATAAGGTCTTTCCCCATCAATCCGCGCTCGACGGCAAATGCTTTAACATCCATCATCCGCATATCACCCCCATCACCAACGGCAACAGCATCAACCCAACGGCAAAGGCCACGCCGCCGAAAACGGTCTTGACGAACTCGCGCCTTGTCATGCTTCTTTACCTCCTCGCACTTTCTGCGCGTAACGCATTCGGTCCCCCTCTCGATTCATTTCCTCTAGTCTCCCCTGTAGCTCGTCCATCGTGACCCCCATGTACGCCGCCAGTCGTTCCGGGCGCACATCGTACGAGTACCGACCGCCCGGACCAAGTACCGCGCAGCCGATGGGCAGGGAGCCTAGCCGCAGGCCCTGCATTACCCACATGGGGGGCCTGTTGTCCAATAGCCGGGCCGCGTCACGGACCGATATGCGGGCCGCGTCACGGGTTGACATCGGGGACCTCTTCGCACCAGTCCGGATCGATTTCATAAATAATTCCGTTTGTGCCGATAACAGTTATGCCATCCGATGGCTGTCCATCACATTTACTCGCCCAACATTCCGAAAGCTCATTCCATAACGGTGCTGCAGCCCCGTGTGTTCTGCGATTACACACATGCAGCCTCGCCTTGCTAAATACCTTCATTGCCTGTCTCCTTCCGATAGTCATTGCGGGCGGCTTGTCCTCATGCAGACTTGCCGCCCCCGCTGGGCGCTCACGGCTCGACTATTTCCGCGAACGCCCACCCAAATTGGAGAGACCCTTACAGGTTCATGCGCCTGTGTGGATCGCACCGTCGATCAGTTCAAAACGCTTGATTGTGTATTTGGCCTGTCGCTTTTTTACGATGCCATCAAAAATGGTTTTTAGCTTCGGATCGCGCTCTACCACATCGAGCTTCGCGGTCTGGTTTGCCTGCGTCTTTGTAGCACCCCCGGCAATCATCCGGGCCCGCAGTTTATCCAACCTGTTCTTGATGTTCACATGGGCCGATTGTTCGAGTTCGGTATAAATCTCGTCGTAAAATCGAGGAAAGCTTAACCCATATTCCTGACACATGCCCCGGATGCGACCGTTCACTTCGTGTCGCCAATCCTTATCGGGGGGTGCGGCGAGAACGTCGAGCGCAGAATCCAGCTTCGTTTCAACGGCTGCCGTGCGACGTTCGAGCTTCATCGTTTCCTGCGCCAGCCCTGCCAGCAGTTCAATCTGTGTCATGGGCTTGGTGTATGAGCCGGTTTTGCGAATCTGCTTGAGGATTTCTTTGACGTGCTTCTTGAACTCTTTGGCAATGGGTTTCCGGCTTTGCATGAGAACCTCGTACAGGCCGTCTTCCGTCAGGAACCAGGCACTATAAGAATTGCTTAGAGTGCCCACCTGCAAAAGCTGTTTTTCCTCATCGTCAATGTTTGCAATCATGGCGCTAACGTTCGAGTGTTCAATCCACGTAGCAACATCATCAGCCTTAAAAAGCGGGTTCTCTGCGTCGCCGTATGCGCGGAAGTCTTGGCCCAACACTTCACGCTGATCTAGGATTTGTAGTTCATTCACTAATTTACCCCTCCCCTCCGCTTTTAGCGGAATCTTTACTAAAAAAAAGATAATCTGCTTTGATTTCGTAAACGATTTCCATTTGCTTAACGGTTCGATATGACGGAACCGTACGACCCAGCTCATAATTACGAAGCGATGAAACGCTTATGCCTAGCCCTGTGGCGGCTTTTTCCAGCGTTAGATCGGCGTTTATGCGTGCGGCCCGAAGCGTTATCATGGGATATTTTGCCTTCACGGTTTCACCTCCTGTGAAAATTGTACTACGCTTTGCGCGTATTGTCAACGCTTAAAGCGAAATATTTCTAAAATATATTGCTAATTCTACGCAAGGAGGCTATACTATATATGAAAGAGGGGTTAGATGAATAAAAAAAGGGGCGCAAGGGCGATATTCGCAGATAATTTAAATAAGTGGCTCAACATAAAAGGCAAAACCCAATCTGATTTAGTGAGGGATTTAGGCATTACGGCATCCACGGTATCCGATTGGGCGACAGGAAAGAAATTTCCGCGAATTGATACACTCCAAATAATAGCTGACTATCTTGGTGTATTAAAGTCCGCATTAACGGAACATAGCGATTCGGAAGAACAAGAGCTTTGGGAATTAAGGCAGCAAATGGCGGACAGGCCCGAAATGAAGGTACTATTTTCCCTATCTAAAAAAGCAAAAAAGGAGGATATACTGATCGTCAACAATTTGCTTGAACAGCTACGAAAAAAGGAGATGGGGGATTGAGATGATTGATGTTGTTTATACGATGTTATCCGACGTTGCTGTTGTTAGAGGCATAGCCATGCCGTATAGCGTTGAGGGATTTACGATTCAAGGAATTGACGGGGTATATAACGTATACATTAATGTACTCCTTACGGAGAAAAGGCAACGTAGCGCAATAAGGCATGAATTAAATCATATAGACCAGGATCATTTTAATAAACATATGTCGATTGAGGAAAAGGAGGCATGCGCGCAAGCGTAAAAGGGAAGGGTGAAGGGACGTATCGGAGGCTTCGGACGGAGGGGGCGGGATTTTGATTTTCCCGTTGGGGAGAAGAAAATAGGTCGTTTATTGTTTCAGATATGCCAGACGAGGTATCATCTATGAATTCTTTAAAGGTATTAAGAAGAAGAGAGCGAATGACACAGCAAATGCTTGCGCAAATCATGGGCGTGAACAGATCGACCGTTTCCATGTGGGAGATTGGGGAATCCAGGCCGAATGTTAGCATGCTTATTCGTTTAGCTGATTATTTTAATGTTTCGACGGACTATATTTTGGGAAGGAGGATTCATCTTTTGCCAGCGGAAAAGGAGTTGTTCGAATATCTCGATGAGCTTCGGAATAGGCCGGGAGGCAAAATGCTTTTTCGGCTTGTGAAAGAAGCAACGAAAGAGGATGTTGAAAGGGCAGTTAAAATTATCGAGGCATTGAAGGAATAGAAAATAGTCATTCGATTAAAATATTGAAGGAGGCTTTGAGAAATGAAGAAACCTGTGGTGTTCGTTGTTATGTGTTTACTTTTGATTGTTTATTCCGGATGTTCAGACGTTTCAATAACCGGCAATTCAATATCTACACAGGCGGCAGATAAAACACCAACACCCACACAATCAACGGAAACATTCTCCGTATCCAGTCAAGAATTTAGGCTTAATAATATTGATGGAGGGGGCGTAGAGGGATATTATTATTTTACAATTAAAAACAATTCGCAAATAAGATTAAAAATTGAAGGTTACTCTGCGGTGTTTTATTCAAAGTCCGGAGCAATATTACAAATGGATGATACGGCTGCAATCGCTCCAATAATTGTTGAACCGGGAGAGACCGCATACGGCATAAATAATTATCCATATATAGAAACAGCGAAAAATGCAAAAGACGTATCTAGGCTTAAAATCCATGTAACGGGCGAGCAAGCCTCCGAACCCGCAATGAAGCACGATATCACCAATGTAAATATTTTAGATGCCGACGGCTACTTAATAATAACAGGGGAAATCAAAAACTTGGATAAAAACGATTTACCTTTAATAAATGTCGTTGTGCCATTATTCAATAAACACAACGAATTGGTGGCCATAGCGACAGACACAATAAATGATTTAAACATTGGAGAATCTACAATATTCGAAGCAATTACCAATTTAAACATTGGATTTAATGCCAAAGATTTACATTGCAAGGTTTATACTTGTTCTTATTATTAACAGAGGTAATCCAATGAAGCGTGCAAACGGAACAGGCTCCGCAGGTAAGCTGTCCGGCAAACGCCGGAAGCCTTTTGTCGCCACCGTAACAAAGGGCTGGGATTACGCGCGCCAGATACGCGTCACGCTCGGGTACTTCGAAACACGCAAGGCTGCGCGCGAAGCTTTGGAGGCGTATCTACAAACGCCGATCGAACGTCCTCGGATCACGCTGCGGGAACTGTACGCCGAATGGAGTGCGGTGAAATATCCCGGACTGGCGAAGGGTACGCTTGGAACGTATACCGCTGCGTGGGCAAAGATTGAACCTATTGCCGGAATGATCGTTAAGGACATCCGCACGCCGGACATGCAGAAGATCATCGACGCAAACGCACACATGTCAACCTCTGCGCTGAAGGACATCCGAAGCGTGCTGCACATGCTGTTGAGGCAAGCGATCCAGCAGGACATCGCTCACAAAAACTATGCCGAATTCATCATCTTACCGAAGCGGGCGAAGGCCGAGCGTGAGACGTTTACCGACTTGGAGATTCAGACGCTCTTCAAGAACGACGGTGATCCGTGGGTGCAAAGCATACTGATTTTGATTTATACCGGGTTCCGCGTGTCTGAACTACTCTCCCTCACTCGGTTTAACGTCGACAATGGCGTGCTCATAGGCGGCATGAAAACCGAGGCGGGCAGGAACCGCGCCGTGCCGATACATCCGCGCATCATGCCCTACATCAACGCGTGGATTGCCAAAGGCGGCGAAACAATCATATGCGCGCCGCAGGGCGGGCCACTGTCTGCCGACAACTACCGGAAGCGGTATTTCGCGCCGACGCTGGAAAAGCTCGGCATACGCCCGCTCACGCCGCACAGTTGCAGACATACGTTCGGGACGTTGCTTGCAAGGGCCGGAGCACGCCCGGCGAACATACAAAAATTGATAGGCCATGCTGACTATTCCACGACCGCCAATATTTACACGCACCCGGATTTTGTGGCACTGAAAAACGATCTGGAACTGTTGGAGTAGTCCTGCGTAGCAAACAGGTAGCAAACAAATGAGCATTTTTGAATTTTACTCTACAAAAAGAAAAACCCCGCAAACCGCTTGGCTGTGGGGTTTTTCGGTGGCGTGCCTGGAAGGATTTGAACCCTCGGCCTTTTGGTCCGTAGCCAAAATCCGGGGCCCCTGAAAGTCCGCAATCCCGCATGTTTGGGGGATTTCGTCACATCCAGATTCGACGGGATTCGGAGGTGTAGCGGACACGTAGCAGACAAAAGCGGCCTATTCAGACCGCTTCATTTGTGCAAGTTTTTCCAGGATCGGCCTTATCACGTATGACGGCGGGGTTCGTTTCCCGCTCTCCCAATTCTCGATGGTGCGCTTCGGGATTCCCCATTCGTCGCTTAATGCCTGTTGCGTCATGCCGGCATCGAGGCGGGCGGCCTTGAGCTCGGTTATATACTCCATCACGATGCAGTTATAATCCCAACCCTCCCAACCTTGATCCATGGCCCACTTATCCATATCCACGCCGGTCAATTCAAGCGCTTCATCCGTTGTCATGTTACGGTTAGTAAGCACCTGCCCGATTTGTTCTTTCACGTTCTCGTCCTCGTAATATACTATGGCAACCATGATCTTCCCCTTTCTGCCCGGTTTAGCCGCCGGGCTCGGCTTTGATACTCCGCTTAGTCACTGCCAAAATTCACACACATATAGGTTATCTCCGTCAATGACATAAATGTCTATATTATCATCGTCTGCGTCTTCCGCGCCATTGGCCTTTATGTATTCATATGCCTCTGGATATTCGTCCTTAAAATCTTTGTACTTGACGGTCTTTATATACTCGATATTAGTATAATTCTCGTCGTTGCGCGTAATGTCGATCGTGTTAATGGCCATACTGCCTTCCCAGCATACATATTGATGATTATTGATGATGTCGCGTATTTTCATGATCTTCCCCTTTCTGCCGGGGATATACCGCCCCGGCACGGCTTGTTGTGTCCTAGCACCCGCGCCGCGTCTTCCACTTCATCATTATCGCCATTTGCGTATACTTTTCTTTCTGCTCGTCGTTCAGTTCAACGGTCTTTAGGACTTTGTATTCGGCGTTTACCAGCATTCCGTTTCTGACCCCGTTACTCTTGCCCATTTCTACTACTGCCGCCGATGTATCATTAGACTTTATCACTGCCGCCGTGCCCTGCGTCTGGCATACCCTGCCGTTTTCCAGTCCTGCCCAACCCGCTTCCAGTGTTTCCTCGATGTCCTTCGTCATTTCCGCTTTGTGTTCCGGTGCGTACCCGTCAACGTGGAGATAATCCATGATTTCCTGCTTTGTCATTTCCTTGACCTCCTTGTTTTCTATGCCTCATTATATCACCCATTGAGTGGTATTGTCAAGGGTTTTTCCAAAAGTTTTTTCAAAAAATCCGAAAAAAAAGAAGGCCCCCGAAGGGGCCTGGTTATTGTTATTCCGTAATCAAATAAGCATCTTCAACGCCATGCCCACAGCAGGCCGACGTCACTCCGGTGATATGGCCGAGACATGCATCATAGCCTTCCGGGGTAGGCATCTTCCCGCAACGCTTGCATGGCCGTGAATCGTCGCATGGCTTTCTCGTGTCCGAATATCGCCACCCATCGCCGTAATAAATTTTGTGCCCGCGTGATTGTGATGTAATCATTCGGCTTCCTCGTTAAAAAACTATTCCTTGTTCGCCACCTGTTTCCACACCTGGTTGCCGTACACCGCGGCACCAGTCACAAGAATGCCCTGTACCGCCCCGGCAACGTCCCAGCCAGCGAGTGCCATCGTCCCGAGCACACCGGGCAAGAGTAGCGCCAACGGAATGATCCAGTCCGGGATGTCGGGGATGTTTTTGATGAGCTGCCCGATGATGATTAAGGCCGGGATCAGGATAAGTGCCTTGTCGATAATGTAGGTCATAACGTCCATGTTTTTTACCTCCCGTGTTTTTACCGCCGTTAAAGGCAGCTTTAATTATTTGATGATTTTTGCTATAAACCCTCCGATTGCAGCACCTATTCCAGCGCTCAACAGTTTGTCC